TGTCTCCACATATCTCTTTGAATATTTGAAATTGTAATAACGTTATAATTTTGATTGTCAAAAACAATTCTATCTGCAACCTTTAAATCGCAATAGCGAATCTTGAATAAAACTTGTTGTTTGTTTTCGCGTTGGTTTCCAAAAACACCTTCCGAACCACTTTCGAACGCGTCGTATTTTGCCCATTCATCGGACAATTTTGACCATGTTTTTACTTTTTCGCCCGTTGTTGTATTTTGGGTATAAGCAAAACGCCAAATTTCAATCGGTGTATCAAATCTTCCTGCATCCATTTAAACGAAATTAATTGCGCGATATTGGTCTAAAATATATTCAACGCCTTTCGGAATGTCGTCAACAATTGTACCCACGATAATATTTGAACGATTTTCGTAAAATTGCCCAATGATTAACAAGCAAGCCAATTTGTTTGACATAAATATTTTCAAAACTTCCCGTCGCGGAACCAGGCGCAACCCATGAATCCGAGTTACTCCAATTTGTACCGTCGTAAACTTGAATTGAACCAACTGAATCTGACCCGAATCCGTCGTAATAAAAAGAATCTAAGTCAATAACTTTTGAAGCCTTTGTATTGTTTATGTTGTTGTATATTGTTAGGTTATCGCTTGCCGATTGAATAATTGAAATTGAACCAGTAAAAGGCCATGGGTCTCCAAATGTTTTGCTTTGATTTTTTCTTAATGCAACCCTACTATAAAAATCACATTCTCCAATAAAAGAATTATCGGGTACATTATAGCTCCAACGATATTCATGGGTCAAAGGATTTGCACCCGCTGCGCCAGCTCGGTAAGGTAAATCGATATTTAATCTAGTGGATTGAAGCGTAGAAGGAATAACCCAAGATGACCCATTCCATACGTATAATTTTCCCGTACTTCTTTGAATTGCCCAAGCAACAAAAAGCACAAAATAAGTTTGGCTATAATCTGGTTCAAATCTGACATAATAATTAAATTTTACCGATTTGCCCTCAGTCATTGTTGCTGGCCCAATACTCAATAAGCTATCATTCCATGGTGTCCTCCAAGGTTTCGCAACCTTTTTACTCACTGCTTTTGTCGTAGTAAGTTTTATTTTCTTAATTGCAGGTTGATACGAATGAGTTGGGAACGCTTCTAAAAAAGGCCGATGTTTATTATTAATTGTATGTTCGTGAGTGATTACCGTATTTGTTGCAGTTAACGTTTCAGTGGTCGAATAGGTATCATAAATAATTGAATTTGTATAAGCCGAATATTGGTGTACAAAGTACATTCCATTTTCTAAAATAATATACGCAGCAAAATTACCTAAAACTTTTTCAAGTGCTTTTAAGCATGTGATATTATCCTCGTTTTCGTCGTCGCTCGATTGAACTATATTTTGTGTAGGGTCATAGTTTTTTATTAAACTAGCCGCGTTGATTCTAAATCTTGGCAATCGGTAGTTTGTACCTGAGCTATTTTCGTAAGTCAATAAAGCATCAGCAACAAAATAACCAGAACGACCAACAGCGCCCCAATAAGCATCCAATTCAGTAACTTTTAAAATGGATGTAATCAAATGCAACAAAGTAATTTTGCCACTCGTAAACCAAGCCGTATCAATTTTGTAATTATCCAACAACGAAAGAGTATCGACGGACGTAATTTCATAAATACGATTCCCCTCAACTGCGCTTCGCTGCCACTGGAATAAATCGCTTAAAACCCTACCTATCCAAATAACAGCGTTGTTCTTGTAGATAATCATTGCATGAGAACCCTCGCCGTCCGTTGCCATATTTTCAAAATACGTCGCATCCGTATTATTGTCAATTGCAAAAAATACAGACGCCTTGGATTTCTTAACTATATTTTCAAATAGCGTGTCTCCTTGCCCTTGCCTTTCTATTGTGAAGCCTTCATTCACAATTCGTAATTCGGTGCCACCTGTACCGCTTCCCGTTGGCGCATCCCAAATTTCAACTTTATAATTTACATTCGCAATGGATATAAATTCACCCCAATATTTTCTAGCCACGTCTTGAATCCCTTTCGTATTTTTTAACCGCCAAATATAAATCCCTTCCGTCAAATCTAGTTTCCATTGACATTGGAAAATTCCCGCCGCTTACTGGCGTTAACATTCCCTTTAATTTATCCAACGGCGCAATAACCTCAGGGTTTGTTGAAGCGTTTGAGTACTCACCAACAAGCCCCAATGTTGGGCCGCTTACTATACCACCGTCAGCAAATGCTGTCGGCGCTAAACTTTTAATAACATAACCAGTTGCAATCGCAGCAGTACCCGCAACGATAGCCGTAACAGGGTTTCCATTTTTTAGCGCTATATCAAACGCTAGTTTTGAAGCTCCATAAGCAACCAAGGCTTGACCGTATGCCGATATAAAATCTCCAATGGCTTCTATTATTATTCTCATTGAATTAGAAATCGCATCTGTTCCAGTCATAAGAGATTCACCGATTGCAAGTCCAATTTTTTCAAATCCAGCGCTTGAGATATTTTGTAATTGTTGATTTAAATCAGATATAAATTTATCGTTATCCGCAATGAATTGATCGTTTGCTTGTTTATTAGCTTCGTTTTGTAAAATTCTCTGATTCGTTATTTCTTGATTTGCTGCAAGAGTTTTTCTTAAATTGGCTATTTGTTCATAGTCAATAGAATATTTTTTCTTTGCATACTCTTCGTCATTTTTTATTAAATCGCTTGAAATTTGTTTATTGAATTCCAGTAATAAAAATTTTTTTATTTTTTGATCATTATAATATTTTTCAAATTGAGTTTGTTCTGGAGCGTTTTGTTCAGCTTCTTGTTGTTTTCTTATATCAATTGATTGCTTATACAATAATTTATCTAATTCAATTTTAGATTTTATAAAATCTTTCTCAGCTTTTATTGCCGCTTCATTTGCTTTTTTCTTAGCCTCATTTGCAGCGATTTGAATATCTAATTCGATGCCATATCTCTGATCTTCTAAATCTTGAATCTCTTTATAAAGTTGTCCTTTAATTGATTGATTTGTTTTAACGTCAAGATATTCTTTTGTGCGCAATTCTTTTTCTTTTTTTATGAATTCTAATTGAGCCTTTAATATTTGATCCTGCGATTTACCTTGTGCCTGTAATTCTTTTCCTAATTCCGCAACTCTTTTAGCAGTAAAATTCTTTTGAGAATCAAATCCTTCCTTGGCCGCTTCTTCTGCTTTCTTATTTGCTTTTTGAATCTCTTCCCCTAACAATTTACTTTTATCAGCAGCGTCACTCATTGCACTTGCAAGAGATGCAATCAAAACAACGGCCACACCAATTCCGCTGGCAATCAAAGCAACCTTTAAAGTATTCATAGCACTAGCTGCGGCATAAGTTTTTATTGCTAAAACCTGTTGAGCCGCTGCGTTTAATCCAGTCATGGCTGCGCTTTCTGATTGTAACACATTCTGTACAGCTTGTATTCCATTCAATAAAGCAATCGCTCCTTGTACCTTTGCAATTGTTTTTTGCAATTCCTCATTTTTGTCACCAAACAATGCCGCTGCGCCTTCTGCGATTCCAAACGCTCCCGCTACTCCTTGAGCAGACGAAACGACTGCATCAATCCTTCTAGTGTCGGATGAAAAATATTGAATCTGAGCGCCCGCATCAGCAACCTTGTCTTTAATTTTACCCGCCGCTTGGATAATCTTATTTGACATGTCTTGGAATTCTGGCCCCAATGCTTGAACTTTAAGAGCTAAATTTTGTAACTGCGCAACAGTTCTTTTTGTGTTTGGAGAGTTGGCAATTCTTTCAAAATCTTTTTCAATGCTTTTCACAGTGGCATCCATCTCAGATGAGATTTTTTTACCACTGGCACCGACTACCGTAACAGCATCTTTAAAACCTTGTTCAAGTTTTTGAATGTCTGCTCCTATGACTATATTAATTTGTTTTTCTGCCATTATCCTAAAATTTTGTCACCACTTTCAAGCAACATAAAGTCACCACTTTCAAGAAGTAATTTGTATTCGCTTAGTATTGAATCCCTATTGAACATCAAAATATAATCTTGAGCAATATGAAATATTCCTTCCTCTCCTGCGCTGTCATCTGACAATAAAACTTCTTGATCAAATTTAATATCATGGCATACAACACCATTAAATATTCCTGGTGCCGATTGCATAGCAGTTCTAACCTGTGCCGCTAAACTTGTGCAGCTTGCAATTGTCATCCCGAAAATATTTATTTGCACCCTTGCAAAATCAGTTTTTGAATATCCAGTTTTAGTTTGATTCGCAACAAGTGAAACTTGAAAATAAGAGATTGCAGGGAATGCCGTTGCTTGAGGTAAACGTAAGGGAGAGATTCTCCCACTCGTTGCAGTGTTAACAGCCGAGTCGTTTTTCAGGATGTTATATGTAATGAGCAGAGAATTCACAGCCGCAATTTATCAAATATATGTTTGTTTTTGGTTACAATATCAATAACGTCTTGAGTAGATTTTTCTTCCCATGGGAATAAACATAAACTTTGAGGCTTTATTTCTTTGCCTTTTTTCGCATGTGGCGATAACATAACGGCGGCGAGCCATCTCGTTTGTTCCCATTTATTCCGATATTCCTGCATTTGAACGGATCTCATTCCTTCAAGTCGCAATCGAAAATACAACGGCGTTATTTCATCCCATTCATGAGGCATTATTTTCATTTCGCCCCATGCAATTAATTTAATATCCTTCCAATTTAGGGGCTTTGATTCACTTTGAGAGCCTTTTAATTTTGGCTCTTCACTTGAAAAAAATCACCCACCGCCTTCGTGAATGCCTCAACAGCAGGATTCAACTCTTCAAAGCTTTCTATTTCATCTCCCAACTCTTCACTGGTATTGAATGGTATATCAATTTTATTTCTTTTGCAGCCAGCTTTAATCCCATAAAATGCGCAATCTCTTGAGAATTTAAGGCTTTGAACTAAATCTTTGTTCTCACCAAATGAAGAAAAATCTTGCATTCCTGCGGCTTGCATAACGCTCTCGATTGCCGTCATATTAAAAAACAACGGATATTTAATTTTATTAATTTCTAATTCCATGTTGCAAATATAATAAAAAAAGGGAGCATTGCGCCCCCTCTCTTATTATGGAATATGAAAACAAAAAGATTTTATGCTACAGTTCCGATTGTTAATGTTCCGCTACCTTGTAAAGAACAAGTGAAAGTAGAAACATCATTTACAGGAGCAGTCCATGCAAAGTTAGTTAATAACGCTGATCCAGACAACTTCATGTCGCCAGTTACATTTGAAGTCATTACAACTGTAACCAATGATCCTGCGATTAAATCTGTTAATACATCTTTTGCAGAATGACCAGTTCCAACTGAGCCATCCTCTTCATAGATGCCCTCAAAATTCATTGTCCATGAATTCAAGCCAACTAAAAATTCTTTGTAACTTCCGCCGTCTTTATTGGTAGCGTCAATAGTGTCTTTTGTCATGCTGAAATCGGCGCTTGTGCCGTTAGCAATTTTTGTCAATGTGCCGCTTACATCCTTGTATAAGCTCACGAGAGTACCGTTTACGAGTCCTGTGGTTGCCATATTATTATTTTTTTAATTTTTATTAAAAGTTTCGATTGCAAGTTTAAATATTCTTTCGGGAACATTTGTTACAATATTGGTTTTATGCTGATCCAATGCGGGGCGCATAAATGGTTGCGCAATAATCATCCCCCTGGCTTTGCCGTCTTTTGTAAAACGCTCAACTGTTCCATATTCAAACGTGTGTGCTAATTGTCCACGATGTCCGCCGTAATATCTCGGACCTATAAGAACGGTTTTAGTAAATTTGTTCTCGTTACGCTCAATAAATCCTATTGATTCTTTGATGTCTTGACTTGGTGCTTTTGATTGTGCTGTATTTATGATGGCTCTTGCCTCATCCCTTACAATATTTTTAACCTCTTTATCTGTTATGGCTTTGCCTACTTCGCTAAGAGCCTTCAAAA